AGCAGAGTTCAACAATACAAAGCAACAAAAGAAACTGAAAAAGCCTTAGAAACTGGTGCTGGCACAAAACAAACGGGGCAATGATGGCAGACATTGACCTTGTTAAATATGGCGTTCTTTGGCAAAAGGTTGAGGACTACGAGCGCCGATTTGATGACATGGACAAAAAAATGACCAAGATGGAAGGCCAGCTAGAACAACTGGTGGCCCTTGCCAATCAGGGTCGAGGCGGGTTCTGGGCTGGCATGGCGCTGGTGTCTGCGCTGTCAAGTGCCATTGGGTATGTCTCGCATTGGTTCAGTAAGGGTAACTAATGTCTGAAGAAAAAATCCAAGCTATGGAAAGCAAAAGCGCATTGATTGAAAAGATCACGTTTGCATTGTTGCCTTTGTTGTTTTCCTGTGTGGTTTACCTTATGTCGGCGCTGTCTAATCTGGCCCATGAGGTGACCATTCTCAACAGCAAAATCAGTCTGGTTGTAACCAGCGACAACAGGCAAGCGCCAAATTCTGGTGCTGAATTAGCCCGTGAAAAGCTACGCCAAGACCTAGAAAAAGAAATCCAAAAAAACAGGGATGACATTCAAGTCAACAGAATGCACATTGCTATTCTTGAGGAAAAACTTAGTGTCGTCCACCGTATAAAGGAAAAATAATGGAAACTTTATTAAACCTTCTTAAAAGCGCAGCGCCAGGGTTGGCGACTATTGTTGCTGGGCCATTGGGCGGCATGGCGGTGTCTGCCATAGCCAGCAAGCTGGGCGTTTCTGATACTGTTGCCGCTGTAACCCAAGCTCTGCAAGCTGACCCAGAAGCGGCGCTAAAGCTGGCAGAGATTGACCTAAAGCAATTCCAGTTGGAAAACGATGACCGTGCAAGCGCCCGTCATATGCAAGAAGTGGCACTCCAGCAAGAATCTTGGTTTGCCAAAAACTTTCTATATTTGTTTACTGCCACTTGGTCAATCTTTGCAATGGTATTCTTTGCGTTAGCATCGTTCTTCACTATCCCAGACGCTAACACCCGCATTGTGGACACCATCATTGGTGTGCTGATTGGCACAGTTTTAACTGGGTTTTTTAACTTTTTTTTCGGTTCATCCAAAGGCAGCAAAGATAAAACCGATGCGCTTATGAAAGGTTTGAAATGAACCTTTCAACCCATTTCACATTGGAAGAACTGACGATCACAGACCACCGAACCCTGGATAACACACCAAATGAAACCGAACTTGCAAACATTCAAAGATTGGCTGAATTCCTTGAAGAACTCAAAACCGTTCTTGGCGGTAAGCCGATTATGGTCAACAGTGCGTTCAGGTCGAAAGCCGTAAACGATGCCGTAGGCAGTAAAGATACGTCACAGCATCGTATTGGGTGCGCGGCTGATATACGCGTGCCTAGCATGCCTCCTGACGCAGTGGTGCGTGCAATCATTGCATCGGATTTACCATACGACCAAGTGATTCGAGAATTTGACCGTTGGACGCATGTAAGCATTCCAAATGAACCCGCACGCGCACCACGCAAACAAGCGTTGATTATTGACAAACAAGGCACTAGGATATTCGCGTAAGTGCCTCGTTGGTTAATTCCAATAATTCATGTTCGCTTATTCCGTAATGGCGTTCAAAGCCTTTGTGTCCAAGCCCATGGACGCCCGTGTTACCGCGATGATGTTCTGTGCATAACCCGATAACCGGCGCGTTGTCGCGTTTGCCTCCAAATCTTCGGATGTGATGAATTTCGCATGGGGATTGACCAAGCGCGAGGTAGTGGCACAAAATACAGCCAATGCTGGCAACTTGGTCATAATGCTTCTTTGTAATATTTTTCATCAAATGCGTTCAGTAAAGTCTGAGGGACAGAATAAAACTCGCCGTGACCAACGTCTTTTAGATTCTCAGGTTGCAAAAACTTCCCGCGCCCAATCCATCCGACAATCCGAATATGAGTTGGATGAATTTCGGTTAAGACAAAAACGTCGCATGGCTTTTCGACAGACCATCCAACAGCGTTGAGATTACCACCGGCGGTGTACGTGCTTTTTACGTCAATTGTTCGCCCGTCTTGCGTAACCAAATCAGCCCCAAATTTTCGGAAATCACAATTAAGGTCAAAATTAAGGTTTAACGTTTTGGCAACGGCGTATTCCGTGATTACCCCATTAATCGACAATTGCAATGAATTCTGATTTGCGTCTTGTTTGCGTTCTGTTCCTTGCTTGCTTGTAATACTGTGGCGCATTTTGCCAATGTACATACATATATCAAGTTCGGTCACTGTTAACGTTTGGCGCAAATATCGTTTGTTATGGTCGCTCATAAAACTGTGACCTCTTTAGCCCTGCTTTGAATCCGCTGGCGCGTTTTAATAATCAATTTTTCGTATTGGCTACGCGGTATGCTACGGCGTTGCAAATCGTGGAACTCGTAAACGTCCCGTAGCGCGGTTATTCCTGTTCCTGATAAACCCATGCTAAGCGTTGTTTGATAACGCGATGCGGCTTGTTCTAATGCTTCCTGTGCCCGTTTGCAATAAGGTAATGCTTCAGGTCCAATGCCTTCCAATGCCATAACTTCGGAAATGTTCATCATGTCGACCAATTCTTGCCAATCGTAAATTGTGCCCATGCCTTTTGTCATGGCATCCAACGCGGCTAATTCGGTCATGCGCAATTTGTCAAGCAAATGGTCTTGCGTAATACCCGCGCCAAGTATGGCATGCCGTATGGGGTCGATTAATTTCCAAAATTTTCGTTTGGTTTGTTTTCTCATAATTGTTTTAATGCTTCACGCAATCCCGCAAGCCCACCTACGCGTTGGTCATTAATAAAAATCTGCGGCATTTGTTTTGCATCGGGGTATACGGCAAAAAAAGCATCGCGCACGCCGGCAATTTCCATATCGCATTCGATAAATTTAAGGTTACGCGCCTTAAGCATTTGCTTTGCTGTTACGCAATTTGGACAACCTTTTTTTGTATAAACAAATATGTTCAGCATGTTTCATTCCATTCATATTTAACCCAATGCTTGTGATTAGCCCAAGCAAGCAAGTAATACCACATTAAAAAATCATTGCGTCCAATAAAAGCATCGTGATACAACTTTGCCATTTTCAACATGGTTTCTTTGGATGGTGGTTTGTCTGAAAAACGTTTCATTGCGTTGCCTTTCCTTCCGCACGTGCTGATGATTCCAAACTGCGCCACACTTCGATTTTTGCTTCTGCCGCCACCATTAGCCAACGCAAACGTTCGCATTCACTAACGGCTTGTGCCAATGCAATCAAATGCTTTTTGTAATCGTCATGTGAATACGCGTAAGTTTCTTTGGCTGATTCTGTCCGTTCACTGGATGAAGCCATAAGCGTTGCTTTAATTGTTTTGCGATATTCGGTCATGTACACAACGTTTGCCTTGGCTTCGCCGTATGTGGCGGCGTTGTCGCGTATAAAGTCCAATGCTTTAAATGGGCTGATATCTTCATTCATTTGGGAATCCTGTTCTGTTTTAAATTCTGACCCGTAATGCGTTTGTTCCAACAAACTTGACATAACCACTTTTGGTTAAATTCAATGCCACCCTCGGGCGGTTTGTTGCATTCACATACGTTGCAATATTTCAATTGATGGACGGGCGTTGCGTATCCAAGTGCGATTGGTTCAAACATCACAATTCCTGAATGGTTACGCGGTATTGCTTGCCTTGCATGTCCAATACATCAATGGTTTTTGTTGTTGAACAGAATTCGCCATGTTCGCCAAGGTCAAATTGAATGCCTGACACTTGGTCTAACAAATGTTCGGTGTCCCTGTTTAGCAATGAATGCTGTATGACAGATGCGATGTAATCGCAATACGCCAGTTTGTATGTTTTGCTCATCATGATTTCCTTTTTAAAGATGCCAGCATTTCACGCTCGGCTTGGGTTGGGGGTCTGGTTATTTGTTCGTCTGCTTTAATCTTGGCAAGCGCGGCGTCTGGCTCATTTGACGCTGGAACTGTGAGCCTGATAATGTCGGCAGGGTTTGCTTTGGTTGCTTTGCTGTTGCGCACCCAATTGCGCCATGTTGCTGACCAATCCAATTTCACGCCCTTTTGACCCGGTTGCGCAATCCAATAATCTTTAAATTGTTCGGCAATCTGTCGGATGTTTAAATCGGGTCTTTCCGTTTGCGCCCATGCCCATGACAAATATGACAAATTGCCTTTTTTCTCAATGTGTTCGTTAACATTGATTTTGCGTAATTCAATAAATGTTTTCATGATTTCTCCATGTCTTGTTTTGCTAATTGTTTTGCTTTGTTTTCACAATAATCGTGAACGGCATCGCAAATAATGGTTCCAATTGCGATTGCACCCAATGCCCCTTTTTTAATTGCTTCCGCAAATTCTGGATTCCATGACGTTAAATCCACGTTATACATAACGTCCATGAAAACTTCGGGGTCTTGGGGGTTACATTCAGTTTGCAGATAACGCTCGGTGCGCATCTCGAATTCATGCATGAATTCATCTGAATCGTGCTTTTGGCTGTCTAGCCATTGGTCATAAACTCTACTCATACTTACTCCATTGTTGAACACAGCGCGATGTTGCGCTGAATGTATTATACACATACAATTGCCATATATGACAACAGAAAAATTAAATTTAATTGTGCCTTTTCCGCCAAGCGTTAACACGTATTGGGGTTTTAAAGGGTCAAGACGGTTTTTGACTGCACGCGCAAAATCGTTTAAAACGCTTGTAAATGCAGAGTTTCTTCGCAGTGGTCATGAGGGTTTTGCAAATGAAAGGCTACAAATTACCATTGCGCTGTACCCGCCCGACAAACGCATACGTGACATAGACAACGTTGTTAAATCAACATTGGACGCATTGTGCCAATCAGGTGTGTTTAATGATGATGGGCAAATAGACGTTTTGCACGTTACGCGGGAAAATGTAATTAAATGGGGGGCGGCTAAAATAATTTTAGAACCCATGCCACCATCATACATATCCGTGATATAGTTTTTGAAACACGGCTAGGTCGGGAGTTGCTACCCGACTGAAAAGCGTACTCCCCGCCTGCCGGCGTTTCTTTCTGGGAGATTTGTGGAGATGCAGTAATGCACTATTATTCTTTTCATGTAAGTGATTACATTCACGATACAGCCCATTTGTCGGTTTATGAAGATTTGGCATTTAGGCGGTTGCTTGATTTGTATTACACAAGCGAAAAACCTATCCCAAATAAAACCCAAGAGGTTTCCAGACGGATTCGTTTAACAAATAATGAAACTGCTGTTCAAACAGTTTTACAAGAATTTTTCACATTTGACGAAGAACGAGATTGTTGGGTACATAAGCGATGCGATAAAGCAATTGCTGATTACCAAGCAAAAGCCGAACGCAATCGGGTTGTTGGCAAACTTGGTGGTAGACCCAAATCAAACCCAGATGCAAACCCATCGCAAACCCAGACGGTTACCAAAGTTAACCTTAACCAAGAACCAATAACCAATAACCATAAACCAATTAATAAGCCACAGCGCG